TACGAGCATGACTTTCTCAGGATGCACTATATAGAGGGCATGACGCTGGAAGACATTGCCGACGACCCAGAGTTCCCGTATGGGATTGACTGGATTTACCATAAATCGGCAGAGTTACACCGGGTACTGGATTTCCTAGATCGCTGGGAATCACGCAAAGATACCTTTGAAAAGCGCCTTGACACGGAAATTGGTGATTGTATATCACTATTTTGATTCACCTGTATTTTATCTGTACAGGTTAAATACAGTGGTTTCTAGGTTTCATGGGATTATATTGGTAACATCAAAAGAAAACAAATTGCGGTGGCGGAATAGGTAGACGCATGTCAGGTGGCAAGTAAGTTAAAAAATAGCGCCCTGCTGACAAGGGGAAGCGCGGCCACCATGTAAGGTGCAAATCCTTACCCGCAATGTTTGGATGTTATATGTAGAGTGGTGTAACGTCCATTACCTCCTTCAAACTGCCCTAGCAGAGATGCTGGGGTTTTGTTATGCTTATACGCTGGAGGTGCAACTTATGAAAGATTTGTTAAATGCATTAAGCTGGTTTTTTACTAGACCAGCGGTTATATCTGCAATCGTTTCATTGTTGGTTTCGGGTATGGCGGCGCCGTTCGCTAACTATAAGTTGAATAAGCGAAATAGAAAAATGGCTTTCTCAGAGGAGGATACGGTTAAGGCTATTGACGAGCTAATTACTAGATTAACCGAAGTTGATCAGCTAAGTTACATGTCAGTAATTGTGACAATTAGTTTCTTAAACCAACACGGGTTGCAGGATGAAGAAGAAAAAGAAAGCTTCTTAAAAAACAATAGCGAAAAGTTTTCTGATTTTCATGATTCATTGCAGAAGCTTCACATCGCGTGGGGAAAATATAGTACTCATTTTGATGACAATACACAGAACAAACTCAAACAATATTTTGAAATGATCGATGAAAATAATGACGTGATTAGTGACGTTATTTTTGCAATATCTGAAAATGAGAATCGTCAGCCCAACGGTAAGCTGTCAGGCGATAATGGGTATAATGCCAATAAGATTATTGATGAATTATTTAAAAAAAGAAATGAAATTATGGCTTAAATCTATTTTGTTATTTGCGAGTAAGAAAAGCCCATTGCTAACGTGCGCTAATAATTGAGGAGGGATTACATGATAACGAAGAAGCAGAAACGTGCCATTGAACTGATGTTTGAGGGTAGTCTTTCCCAGGTGGCAATTAGCGAGCAGCTAAAGATTCATCCGACGACCTTGTCGCGGTGGAAACGGGACCCAGATTTCATTGAAGCGATGAGAGTATTTACTGATTCTGTAATCTCACGGTCGACGCCAAAAGCAATGGCAACCATGCTTAAACTTCTGGATGCTCGAAGTGAGTTGGTTCGGTTCAACGCCTCGAAGGATTTACTTGATCGCGCCGGATTTATGCCTACAGTTAAGCAAGACCTGACCGCCACTGTCAATCCGGTTCAGATTAACGATAACGTGCCAGCAGGGAGTGATGACGATGGTTAGCCTGTCAACAACGATGGCCCCGTCATTCTACGCTCTGCATCATGATATCAAGCAACGTAAACATTCGAATTATTGGTTAAAGGGAGGACGTGGTAGTACCAAGTCCTCTTTTATTTCGCTCGAAATTGTCCTGGGCATCATGAAAGATCCCGAGGCGAACGCAGTGGTTCTCCGGAAAGTTGCTGAGACGTTACGGCGATCAGTGTTTGACCAGTACCTATGGGCCATCGATACGCTGGGTGTGGCCAACTACTGGAAGGACTCAACATCCCCCTTAACGTTGACGTATATCCCCACCGGCCAACAGATACGTTTTCTGGGTGCCGACAAGCCTCGGAAGATTAAGTCACAGAAGTTCCGGAAAGGGTACATTAAGTTCAAGCATTTCGAAGAGGCCGATGAATTCGATAGCTGGGCCGACGTTCGGAACATCAACCAGTCATTGAACCGTGGTGGTTCTAATATCTTGACGTTCTATAGTTTTAACCCACCGGCTAGTCAGAATAACTGGGCCAACCAGGTGACGGCTAGTGAGGGACTGCGGGACGACACTCTGGTCCACTCATCCGATTATCTGTCAGTACCTAAGGAGTGGCTAGGAAAAGAGTTCCTGGCCGATGCGGAGCAACTCAAGAGGGATAATCCAAAGGCCTACGACCATGATTACTTAGGCGAGGTTACTGGGACCGGTGCGGAAGTCTTCACCAACCTGACGCTTCGGGAGATTACTGATGAAGAGATTTCACACTTCGATAAAATCTATCATGGTATGGACTTTGGGTTCGCTCATGATCCATTAGCTTATGGGGATGCATATTGGGACGCGGCCAGACGCCGGGTCTTTTTGTTTAACGAAATTTACAGTGTCGGCATGACCAACCGGGAGGCCACCGAAGCGATTAAGAAGCTGAATCCGATGAACGAAATTGTTACTGCTGACTCAGCCGAACCCCGGACCATTCGTGAGTTCCGTGACCTCGGCGTTAACGCTGTGGGTGCCAAGAAGGGCCCTGGTAGTCGGGAGCATGGTTTTAAGTGGCTCCAAGATTTGCGGGAGATTATCATTGACCCAATCCGGTGCCCCAACACGGCTAGAGAGTTCTCTGGTTACGAGTTAGCTCGCGATGCTATGGGAAACTTCAAGGCCGGCTATCCCGATGGTGACGACCATACGATTGACAAGACACGTTACGAATTAGAATCACTGATGAAGAAGGGAGGGTTCGTACCTTGGAAGTAAAGACAATGAAGACGCTGCTTAAGAACACCGACGCACGCCGTAACAAGTTTAATGAACAGTTTAATCGGTCAGTGCGGTACTACTTTAACAAGAACGACATCACTAATCGTAACAATGGGGAGTCGAAGGTTAATCCTAAGGGCAACGACGACCCGTTACGGCAAGCAGACAATCGGGTTAGTAGCAACTACCATCAGTTGTTGGTCGACCAAGAGGCCGGGTATCTAGCAACGGTTCCTCCCTCTGTGGACGTTGAAGACGATGGACTGAACGAACAAATCAAAACGACCCTGGGTGATAACTTCGGACTCCGACTTAACCAGTTAGTGGTTGATGCTGCCAACGCCGGAGTGTCTTGGGTTCATTACTGGACCGATGATGACGGCCAGTTCCGCTATGGTATCGTACCACCTGACCAGATTACGCCAATCTATTCAAGTGACCTGGACCGCAAGCTGTTGGCCCTACGTCGAACCTATTCACAGTTAGACCCTGATACTGGTAAGTACTATAAGATTCATGAGTACTGGACAGACAAGGAATGTACGTTCTTCAAGTCTGAGAAAACGAATTACAGCGACCTTGAGGAATTACCAGGCCGTTTCAATTTGTATGACGTCACGACTGATACGGTAGTGACCGGCGCTGGTAACGTTATGCCGCACGGTTTCGGTCGCATTCCATTCATCGCGTTTCCGAAGAATAAGTATCAACGTCCGGAACTGTACAAATACAAGGGCCTAATTGACGTGTACGATGACGTTTATAACGGCTTCGTTAATGACATCGATGACATTCAGCAGGTTATTTTGGTGCTCACTAATTATGGTGGGACTGACCTAGCTGAATTCATGAAAGCCTTAAAGAAGGACCATGCCATTAAGATGGATAGCGTTGGGACTGGCGACAAGTCAGGCGTTGACAAGTTGACCATCGACATTCCAGTGGAGGCTCGTAAGACCTTGCTTGAATCGACTAAGGCCGACATCTTTGTGCATGCCCAGGAGATTGACCCTACGAAGTTCGAAGCGACCAATGCCAGTGGAACAGCCATTAAGATGTTGTACTCCCACTTAGAGCTAAAGGCGGCCAACACACAGGCTTACTTTACCGACGCTCTCAATGAGTTAGTTCGGGCCATCATGCGGTGGTGTAGTGCCAAGGACCCTGACGGTCGAAAGATTGAGCAGACCTGGACCCGGGCGTCCATCCACAACAATCTGGAAGAAGCCCAGACACTATCGCAAGTTGCTCAATATTCTAGTGATGAAGCAATTGCTAAGGCTAATCCGCTGGTCACTGATTGGCAGCAGGAGCTAAAGGACCGCCAAGACGATATTGTGAAACACGATGGTTACGACAACCCCGATGCCTTAGACGATGTGGATGGTGAGGACGATGAGTCTTAGTAATCAGGAGTATTGGCAACGTCGCTATTTGCAGACTAAAGCTAAGGAGATTCGTTCCACTGAAGCCTATGAGAAGGCACTACAGCCTGAGCTAAATGGCCTGTATCATGACCTCCACAGCGAAGTCTCAATGTGGGTAGACAAGTACGCTAGGAACCAAGGTATCGACTCGGATGAGGCTCGCAAGGCCCTCAACGGTATCAATACCAAGCATTGGCGACTAACTCTCAAGCAGTTCCGAGAGAAAGCTAAGACCGGCGGGTATGAGGATGAGTTAGATGCCGAGTACTTCCGCAGTCGAGTAGCCCGGTTAGAGTCGTTGGAGCAACAACTGAAGACGCAGACCCAGCCATTCGCCCAACGCCGAACCAACACCATGCGGCAAGCACTAGCTGATCAGTACGATGATACCTATATGCGCACCAACTACAACCTGCAAGCACAACGAGCTAGCTTCTCTTCCGACTTCGCGCACTTCAACGAAGTCCAACTTCGAATTGCTGTCAGTCAGCCATGGGGAAAGGGTGGTAAGGACTTCTCTCAACGTATCTGGAAGAACTACCAGGAGGAGCTGCCAAGCTACCTAATGGACGCAGTATTGCGGGGGACCATCATGGGCTACGGTCCGCAGAAGGTCGGCCAGATGATGCATGCCCGTTTTCAAGATGTGAAGCGGAACAACATTCATCGATTAGTTGCTTCCGAGATGGCCCACGTTGCCGAAGAAGCTAGTGCTAAGGGCTACGAAGAAAACGACATCGAGGAGTATGAGTACCTGGCGACACTGGAAAGCCATACTTGCGACGTCTGCGGTAAGCTAGACGGTCAGATATTCAAGGTGTCTAAACGTAAGCCAGGTATAAATTATCCGACCATTCACGCTCGGTGTCGGTGCACGACGATGCCGTATATTAAGGGACTACCTGATATTAAAAATCGGTGGTCCCGTGACCCTGAGACTGGTAAGAGTAAGATGGTCAAGGATGTAACGTTCAGAGAGTGGAAGCAGTCAATTCTTACTGAACGAGAACGCGCAGCCAGTGCAGGTGATTTTGGTGCCAACTTGAAGTATGTAAGAAGTCAAAAATTCGAGGATAAATTGAA